GACGGCAGCGCGCCGCCGCTCAGCGTAGAGCCGGAGACGGTGATGCGTCCGCCGGACGTGGTGGCCAGGGTTGCGCTGTTCCCGGTCACGCCATCCATGTACGTGTAGGTGAGGGTGATGGCCGAACCGGAGAGCGAGTAATCGAATTGAGCCAGCGTGGGATTGGTTCCCGGAGCCGTCCCTGGCACGACGGCGCCTGCGGGACCAGACCCTGCCACGAAGTTCGGCAGGTTGGCCGCGGTAAGGGCCGCAGTCGAACCGATCGGCACGTCACTGCCGAAGGTCACCACCGTTCCCTGGATGGTGACCGTGTCGCCGCTGTTGGGATTCGTGTTGAGGGTAATGGTGCCGGTCGCCCGATGGCCTTCATTCTCCACCGAGCAATGGGGAGCGGCATTCTCCCACCCCGGAAGAGCATTGGCATATTGGAAGGTCCAGGTCACTCGGCAGACGCTCGGCGGCGAAGCGCCCACCACAATCCTTCCCGCCCCATCGTTGCTACCCTTATCGAAGGTCGCACCGGTGCCGCAGTTCGATCCGCCCGCCCCTCCGGTGAAGATCGGGGAGACGGTCGGGTTGCCCGCATTATCGTGGAACTTCGGGTGGTAGTCCGGCTCGAAGTCCATGATGGTCTGGTTGTTCTCTTGCATCATGAGCGCGGCGTTCGGATTGTTGCAGCCTCCTGCGTTCTTATTCAGTGCCCCATCGCCCCAGTCGGCACTCCAACTGGCCCACTGACAAAGACCATCGCCCACCAGCTTCACCTCCGCTCCATTGGAAGGTTGGGGATTGCCGATAATCAGCGCGGGCTCGCTCCCGCCGCCGTCATTGAAAGTGAGAATCTGGTTGCCGTTGCTGAATATTGCCGGGCCAAAATTGTAGCCGGAACTGTCGTTGCCCAGCACACCGCCGTACCGGCTGGCAGCGTAGATGATGCGGCCATTGGAGTCCAGCGTGGGGACGCTGGTGGGCGCATAGGCAGTGCCATTCCAGAGAGGAGACTGACCCGCTGCGGGCGCGGTCGAGGAGACCGCATGGCCTTGCAATCCAGTCACCAGCGGAGTGGCGTCGGTTCCGCCAATGTCTCCGCTCAGGGAGATGCCGCCGCCGCCGCCCCCGCCGCTGCCACCGATCGCGGCCCAGTCGGACGGGCTCGAGGCCGGTGTGTTGCCATGGTTGTTCGCCACCAGCGAGATGTACGTCACGCTGCTCGAAGTCACCAGGTCGCCCACGTTGTAGTAGGTCGAGCCATAGTATGTCAGCACGCTCGGCAGCGTCACAAAGGTGCGCGTCTGCGCCGGCGCGTTTGCGGGCGCGAAGAATAAAGCCAGGGCAAGTGAAGCTGCTGCCAACAGGGTGCGGAACTTCATGTTTTTGTCTCCTAGAGCAAAGTGAGTGTTTCGGCGCCGCTGACCACGCTGAGCGCGTAGGGTTGGCCGGTGACGGAATCGATGAAGCCGAGCGAGGAAGCAGCGCCAGGCGTGGCCCCGACGGAGACGAGCGTCGCGGCGCCGCTGACAATTTCAAGGGCATAGCAATCGCCGGTCACCGTGTCTGCGAGCACGTTGGCCGGGACCAGGCCGAGCGCGCCGCTGACCACAGCCAGCCGGTAAGTGAGCGCGGAGATTGTGTCGACGAAGACCGGCGATCCGGGCGATCCAGCCGCGCCTTGCAGCCCGACGGTATACGGCGCCTGGGCCGGGACGTTGGGCGTGTAGGTGTCGAAGTTGAAGGTCGCGCCGGTGGGCTGCACGCCCTTGTAAACCGCCAGCACGCGGCTTTGCGGGTCGAGGACCGTGATGCGAAACGAGATGTTGGCTGGCAATGTCAGCGCCGTATCCGCAACCACATTGCCCGCGCCGATGGACCCGGCCGCGACCGGGAAGGTTGCCGCCGCCACCACCATCTGGCCGCCCGCGCCGCCGGAGCTGGCGGTGATGGGGAGGTTGTTGTTGTCCGTCGGCTGCACCAGCAGCGATCCCGCCGCCAGCGGAAGTCCGGAGGCGTCCTGAATGTTGTTGGCGACGAATGCGGTGAAGCCGACCAGGGCGACGGTAAGCGTGACCGTGGCGGCGGCCGTGGCGGCGGCCGAGAGGACGAGAGAGGCCCCGGAAACGGAGACGATGGTCGTGCCGCCCGGGATGCCCGCGCCGGCGATCGTCTGGCCCGGGAAAAGGCGCCTGGTGCTGGAAAGCGCCGAGACGGTAGTGCTGGCGACAGTGGTGGTGCCGGTAAGGGTGATCGGCGTGGACATGCCCAAGGTGATAGCGGCATTCGGGGAAAACCGTCAAAGCAGCGGTACTTTCGGCACTCGCCGCGAAGCGGTCTACTGGATGTAAATCGGAGTGACCGATAGGGCGCCGATGATCTCAGTTGCGCCGGCCGTGATGGTGCCGCCGGCGCCCGACACCGTCGAGGTGACGCTGACGGTGTCCAGATTGGTGCCTGCGGGCACCGACGCCGTATAAGTCGCCGGACCCGTGACCGAGCTGCTGCTGAAGAGCGTGGTGGGCGTCCCCCCGATGCTGCACACGATGCTGGCGGGCATCGCCGATCCTCCGGCGACATAAGGGATCGGGGTGATCCCATAGGCCGCACCCACGTAGAGGGTGACAGCGCTGGCGAGGGTGAGGCTCGGGAAGCCTGACCATGTCTCTTTGGCGCTGGTCGAGGAGGTCGCCGTCTGCGGATAGACGCTGGTGCCCGCGACCGAACCGATGGCCGCAACATAACTGCCAACCGGCGACGCGGAGACGTAGGCCCCGCCGTTGATGCTGCGCACGGTGGGAACGTAGCGCGCCGTGGCGCTGGCGTAGCCGGTGACGATCGAATCGATGAGCCAATAGCCAGGCTTGCCCAGGAAGTCCGCGATGTTGGTGGTGGCGATGGGCGTGACGTTTCCGCCCGCGTTGGCAAAGTCGATGTAATAGACGTAGTAGGTGGTCTGCTGCAGCAGGCTGGGGATGGAGACTGCCCCGCCGGGAAAGATGGAAAGCGAGAGCTGCCCGACCTGCGCGGTAAACGGGTTGCAGATGATGGTCGCCGTGCCGGACGGGTACGCCACCTGGGTCAGCGAGCCGGTGCCAATGGGGTAGAGGGTGCCGGCCTGGGGCGAGGCCACCACGGCCGCGACTGCGCTGATGGTGACGGTGGGCGCGGAGTTGAAGCCCGCGTAGTCGTTATTCACGTCGAAACCGACCACCGTATACTCCACCACCGTTCCCGCCTGCATCTGCTGCTGCCAGGAGGTAGGGCTGCTCTTCAGCCGGGCGACCATCTGCGGGTTGCCGGCCGGCGCGCCGGTGGTGGGGTTCAGGTAGGTCGCGTAGATGCCCACGCCGACCGTGTCCGGCCCGTTCTGCCAGGCCAGCGCGGCGAAGGGGATAAAAGCCCCCCCAGACAACTGCGGCACCAGCAAGCCGGTCAGCTTGGTGACGCCGGGGTTGCTGCTGCTCTGCGCGCTGGTTTCGCCGATGATGGGGGTTGCATCCACGTACACGTCCGGGTTGTAATCGATCCACTCGATGTTCGCGCGGAACTCCGAAGCCTTGCGGATGGTCAAGATGCGGACCAGCTTCTGCGAGCCGGCCGGGCCATAAAAGTAAGTGGAATAGTCTGCAGGCGCCTGCGACAACGGGGTGCCGAGTTCAACGCTGAGGCCACCCGTACCGGAAAGGCCAGCCGATGCCGAGATGCCGGTCACCGTAGCGGTTTCGAGCACGTCGGTGTCGAAGAGCTCATAGCTCTGGCCCGGCGCCGCCGTAAAGCCCGCGACCGGCTGGATGACAACCAGGCCCACTCCTGTACTGACGATCGGGGAGTCGAAGCTGGCAGCGCCGGCCGTAACCACGGCGCGGGTGACGCGGTTGGCGTTGTCAAAGCTCGAGAGCGTGAGCTGGGTGCCGGTGTTGGCGCCGGTGGCGTCAATCACTGGCGCGACCGCGGTCACCGTGCCGGCGTAGCGTTGCACCGAGGCGAGGAGCACAATCAGCGAGTAGCTGGTCCCAGTGACGAAGGGGAGATCGTCGCGGTCGACCAGCACGGAAGCAGCGGTCGAACCCGGCAACGTTCGGCCGCCCCAACCCCATTCAGGCACGTCATGCTGCAGGATCACGACATTGCCGGGCCGCGAAGCGATCGCATCCACGTCGCACTTGATCGTGCCCGTGCGCAGCAGAAACTGGTTGCAGCGTTCTTTGAAGCGAGCCAGGTGCCAGGCCTGCGCGGGCACGGTAATTCCCTTGCCGTCGACGCGCACGTTCTTGATGACGACGCCGGCATCCTGGTTGGCTGGGTCCATGTAGACCAGCGGGTTATCCTGCCGGTAGTAGCGGGTGGAGTCGGCGAACTGGATCTCGACCTGGTTGGCGCGCGCGTCGATGTCCATCCAGGTCTCGTTAAAGCTGTCGTCGAGGATGTTGCCCATGGTGAAGATCTGCACCGGCACATCGGCCTGGTCGAGGAAGACGCCGTAGTCGCGGCCCAGCGGGATGAGCTGCGCGCGCGACATGCGCCCCACCACGTTGAGCTGGTCCCACAGGTTCGACTCGTTGTCGAAGACGCCGTTGAAGACGTGGCGCCGGATGCTGCCGCCGTTGCCGTCGTCGACCAGCTCGTCGTTCAGCTCCGCCCACGCGACCCACTCATCGATAAAGCGGTCGATGTTGGCGGCGACGATGCCGGGCCACTGGCCGCCGCCATAGAGGCCGTCCAGCATCATGTCCGCGGCGACGCAGGCGGGGTTGTCCTCTTCGAAGGCTTGTAACGCTCCCGGTAGCACATTGTTATCCAGCGTCCGCAGGCCGTACTCAATCAGCGCGGTGATGCTGAGGTTGGCGCCGGAGATCTGCCCGGTGGCCAGTGCGCGCACGCCAATCAGGACCATATTGGGGTAGGCGAGATCCAGCAGGCTGATCTCGTTGACGTTGTGCACCCAGATGTCCTGGCCGATTTGCGGCGACCAGTTGTCCCCCGGCGAGATGTCGCCAGGGCTGCCCCAGCGCGCGGACCCGTACTTGGTGATGCGCACGTCATATTTGCCCGCCGCCGGCATGTAGATGGTGGTGCGCTGATAGCACGCGGTCTGCTGGCAGAAGGTCGCGCTCTGGTAGCCGGCGGTCCAGCCGGTCACCAGGACCAGGTTGATGTTGGGCACGGTGAGCTGCCACTCGCCGGTGCAGTTCTTTGAGTAGGTCCAGGTGGTGCCATCCGGATTCAGGACCTCAACGCCCTCGCTGGTGGCGTAGGGTTCGCCGGGATAATGCGAGCCGCTGTCGGTGGCGTAGACCACGCCCAGGCCTGGCGCCAGGTCGGTGGCCATCGCGCACCAGGTGGGATAGGGATAGGGCGACCCATCGAGGTGGTAGGTGACCACGTCCTCGGTGGAGGCGGGGTAGAGCGCCGGCTGCCAGTCCTCCCGGCCGCCCGGATACCCTGTACAGGTCAAATTCGGGGTTCCCGTGACGGTGGCGGCAGCCGAGAGGATGAGCGTCCCATAAGGGCCATAAGGACCCGCGCCTATCCCTATGCCGGTGCCGACGTGGGCAATCGTCGTCCCGGACGGGATTCCCGCCCCCGAGATGGGCTGACCGGCGGTGAGCAGCAAGGTGTTGACCCCCGTGACGGTTGTGCTCCCGGCTGTGGTGTTGCCGGGAAAGGGGCCGGGTGTCGATCCGTTGAGCGCATACTCCACCAGATAGGTCATGGTCGCGGGGATCAGGTTGTTGTCATTGGTCAGCACCCAAAGGCCGTCGGGGAAGACGACGTCCACCTGGAGCTCCTGGGTAAGGTCGCCGGTGCCGGGCACGATCACAGGCACGCCGGCGAGGCACTGCGCGTCCTGCGGGTAGCCGTTGACAATGCGATTGAAGCCGGGGATGGGCGTCTGAGTATTGCTGCCGAGGCGGGTGTAGTAGCTCACGTTCCCGTACTCGGCGATGTCTTTGCCCTGGATCTGCAGCCCGGTGATCGAGCGCGCCGGGCCGTAGCCGTAGCACACCAGCGCGTTGATGTACTGATCGGCGCCCTCGACGTCGACGAAGCTGGAGACGATGTTGCCGCCGGAGAGGAACGTCCCATAGCCTTTGGGGATGACGGTGCCCGACTGCGCGAGCGACTGCGGCCCATCGAAGGCGTAGCTGGGCGAGCTGGACTTTTTGCTGGGATTGTTGAGGAACGCGGAGATCAGCAGGTTGCCCGCGACCGAGACCGCGCCGGCCAGCAGGCTCGCGGTAGCCGCGCTGGTGAGTCCCATCAAAGCGAAGCCCGCGCCGCCGGTAATTGCGCCCACGGCCACCGCGGCCGCCATCACCCCAACCTGGGCCAGCGTGCGCAGCAGGCTTCCGCCCGCCAGCCGGGGCGCGCAGACGACGCAGTCGCCGTCCTTCAAAGTCAGCTCGCCCCACAGCGAGCGCTCCCACACGCGGCCGTTGAGCGAGACCGTGATGTGATCGAACTCCGATCGCGGACTGACGCACCGGACCAGAAAGCTGTCCAGGCGCTCGCCGCCGTGCCAGTCCATCTCCCGCGTGGTGCGGCCGGCCGAGGGCTGCAGCGGATTCTTGACTTCGACGATGGTGATCATGGGCGGGCGCCCTCGTCGCCGTTGGAATACGCGCCGAGGCCTGGCGCGAAGCGTTTTTCGCTGACTCGCTGACTTGCCGGCTCGCTGGCCAGCAGATAAAAGCCGAGGATGCGGTTTTTGAACAGCGGCCCGAGGATGGACTCGACCACCACGCCGCGGGTCTGTGCCGTGGTGTGGAGGATGCGGTGCTGCGATACCATCGTGCCGAGGTGATGCTCATGCAGACCCATCTTGAGCAGCGCAACGCAGCCCGGCTCCGGCTTGCGCACGCGCTGGCAGTCGGCGAGGAATCCGCCCGCCGCGATCTGGCGGTGGAGCTCGGCCTCGCTCGAATAGAACTCCGGAACGGCCAGCCCGCGACGTCGCTGGATCTCCGCCGCCAGGCCGACGCAGTCGAAAACATCCGGGCCGCGTCCGCCCGCGGCAAAGGGCTTGCCAACCAGGTCCGCGTACAGCCGCGCCGGTAGGCACTTCGCGACCTCGGCCGCATAGTCGCTGAAGTCCTGATAGCAGGGGTTCCTCATGCGACACTCGCCACGGCCGCGCCGTTGGTGTCGATCCCGGGAAACGTCCCGATCCGGATCAGGTTGTTGTGCGCGATGCAGCCGGTGGCGCCGTCGATGGTGTGGCTGCAGGTGGTCAGCGCGCCGATGTACCCGCACTGCGCGCCCAGCGGATCCACCAGCGGGTGGCCGGCCGTGATCGCCGCGGCGGTAAGCGCCTGCAGGTCTGGCGAGTTGTACTGCCAGATGCAGAAGTTCGGCCGGTACATGTGGATCGGGAACAATCTCCGCAGCGGGCTGGAAGCTCCCAGTTTGAAGTGGATCAGCTTGGCGTCGCTGATGGTCTGTTTGACGGTGAAGCTCAGCGTGAGGTCGGGCTCGCCGGCGGGGTTGGCGGTGTTGACGGCGTAGAGATCGAGCGCCGCGCCCACGACGCCGGCGTACTGCTCAATGGTCTGCTGCAACGCGCGCATCACGTTCGAGGCCTGGACCTCGCAGTCGGGCACGCTGCCGTTGGAGCTGACGCTGAGGTCGCCCATCTGGAAGTTGAACGGCGTGTAGGTCTGCGGGCCGTTGCCATCGTTGGCGTCGAAGGTGCAGGGGTTCAGGTCGCGCACCAGGCGCAGGTGGGTGTCGGTCAGCGGGTCGGTGCCAGGCCATGCGAGATCCATCAGCAGCAGCCACGGCTCCGAGGACGCGAGCTTGTGGCGCTCGATGTTGGCGACGACGGAGAGCAGGGAGAACGGCGGCCGGGTAGACATCAGACCTCCGAGATCCCGAAGCTGGCGTTCTGGCGGAACTCGGCGCCGACATAGCCGGCGTCGGTGTAGGTGGGAACGGGGTCGAAGCGGACCAGCAGCGTCACCGGGTTGCGCGGATCGCGGTTGTCCTGGAAGGTGAAGATCTGCGCGCCGTAAACTGCGTCCTGCTGGACGAAGGTCTCGAGCCTGGTCCAGTCGTCATTGGTCAGAAAATCGATGGTGACCTGCCACTTGCGCCGCCGCCGGGTGAACTTGGCGCGGGTGCTCTGCATCCCGTTCTCCATGGGATCGCGCAGCGTGGGGTCGATGGTGGCGGTCTTGGTCCGCAGCGAGGGCGCGCGGCTCAGCTCCGGAAATGCTGGGTTGCTCACGCGGGGATTCTGAGGCCTTCTGTCAGAATCGTGCAAAAACCGGCACTTCGTGCGGTCCTCAACGCGCTCACGCGCGTGAAAGCACCGCGGAAGCGGTCCAGGACGGGGCGAAGCACGTTGCAGCGGCGCCGGAGATGACACTGGGGGCGAAGCCCGGGACTGTGCTGAGTCCACGCCGCCGCACCCCAGTTATGCGCCATCTTGCCCGACACTAGCAAAGGCCGGGAGAATGGCCGCATGGGCGACCTGGTCAAAGTGAGTGTGGACGTCGACGGACCCCGCCGCGGGATACAGGCTCTCCGCGACCAGTCGCTCCCCTTCACCATCGTGCGCGCGCTGACTATGACCGCCCAGGACGCCCAGACCGTCGTACGCCAGTTTGAGAAGGGTGGCGTGTTCAATATCCGCAACGACTGGACGGTCCGGAATACCAAGATCACGCCGGCGACCAAGGAGAAGATGATGGCCGAGGTCTACACCGACACCGGCAACGCAAGCCATCCCGACTATCTGCCGCGGCAGCAGGATGGCGGCGAAAAGGTTCCCGTCGGCGGCCACCGCTGGCTGGCGATCCCGACCGATTACCTCTTCAAATACACCAGCCGCAAACGTGTGATCCCGGACAACCTCCGTCCTCGGGCCCTGTTGCCCGCAAACGCGCAGTTTGGGGAAAGCTATGAGGGCAGCTTCAGCTCGGGCGCCGGTGCCGTCAAGCGAGTGATCGGCAAGAAGACGCTGAAGAAGTTGGGAACAGCCGAGTTTGTCGCCTTCGTCCAGAAGGCCAAGTCGGGAATTCAGTGCATCTTTGTGCGTCACGGCGGGATGAGCTGGCACGGCGGATCGAGAGATGCGGAGCCCTGGTACCTCCTCATCAGTCACGGACATGTGAAGGGGGTCTTCCCGATGACCGAACTTGTCGAGAAGACGGTGGGGGCGAAGTTTGATGCCAACTTCACCCGCGCCGCCACCGAGGTGGCCGTCAACGATGCCCTGCGCGGCACCGGCCTCTCCGTGAAGTTCTAATCTTCGATATTTCGCTTGTCATCTTAGTTTATTGTCGATACAATTAGATACATGGAAGTCACCTTTGACCCCGCAAAAGATGCCGAGAACATCAGAAAGCATGGCATCTCGTTGGCTCGGGCCGAAGACTTCGATTTCGACACCGCCTACTACGTTGACGACGACTCGCAGGACTATGGGGAAATCCGGGTGATCGCCATTAGCTGGCTCGACGCCCTGCTCTACACCCTCATCTTCCGCGATGAAGACGCCCCGAATACGATCCGCGCAATCAGCCTCCGCAAAGCAAACGCACAGGAGAGAAATCAATATGCCCAAAACTAAAGAGCCAGTGCAGGATGGGATTCCTGATGCCGAGAACCCCGAGTGGACGAAAGAAATGTTCGACCGATCGAAGCGTTTCGAGGATCTCCCCGCGAGCCTTCAGGCTAAACTTTCAGCGATTCAGAAAGCATCCCGGAAGAGGCGCGGCCTGCAGAAGGCGCCCACGAAGGTCCTTACCTCGATACGTTTATCGTCCGACGTAATCGACGCATTGAGAGCCACCGGTAGAGGCTGGCAGTCCACTGTGGACGCAACCTTGCGCCGTCAGTTTGTCAAGAAGTCGAGAGGCGTAGGCTCCTAGGCGCCGGCGCGCATCGCAGTGGAGATGGGACCGTTCTGGCTCAGGTCCTCCAGAATCACATGGGTCATGTAGCTGCGCGTGTCGGCGTCGAAGCTGCTGCCGGTCTGGCGCGCCGTCACCGGCTGGCTGCTGGCGTTGGTAACGTTCATGGTCATGCTGGGCGCGCCGCCGCCGCCGCTGCTCTTGCTGAGGTTCTGCAGCGCATCGTTGGGCATCACCGTGCCGGGGCCTTCGGGGAAGAACAGTTCGGGGCCCTCCTCGCCAACGATCCCTGGCGAGTTCATGTCGCCGCCGCCGGCATGCCCGTTGCCGATCAGCGCGGCCAGGTCGGTGCCGTCGCCCCCACCGCCAACGCCGCCCCCGCCCCCGCCCCCGGACATTCCCGCGCCCAGCCCGGTCATAAACGGCTTGAGGAACGCGTTGATCGCGAACTTCGCCGCCAGTTCGACCAGGTCCTGCTCCATGCTCATGCACATCTTGTGGAAGCCTTCGCGGCCGGTGCCGGTGGCGCGCGCCATCTTCTCGGCCATCGACGTCATGCCGTCGCCGAGCTGCTTGGCCGCCTCGACGCCCGAGGACTTCTTATCCTCTTTTTTCTCCGCCTCCATCTCGCGCGTGATCTCTTCCTCGATCTCCGCGTAGGCGGCGCGGCCGGCATCGCCGAACGCGGCATACTCGGCCGCCAGCGCCTGCAGGCGAACGATCTCCGCTGCATGTTCGGCGTCCAGGTCCTTCAGCGCGGCCTGCTGGCTCAGGGTCCCGGCCAGCGCCTGCTGCTGCACCTGGGTCTCCACCAGCCCGGACTCGCGCTGCATGGCTGTGCGTTTCAGGTCGAGCGCCGCCAGCGCCGCATCCTGCTGCTTCTGTTTCTCGATCCCCGCCATCGAAGAGACATCGACGGCGGCCGGAGGCGCTTCGCGGGCCAGCTCCTGCATCTGGTGCAGCGCATCGATCGCGGCCTTCTGGCGCGCAGCCACCAGCGCGGCCACCGACTTATCGATCGGGACCGCAGCCGCCTGCACCGCCGCGGTACCTTTGCCGCCGTCGTCGTCCCCGGAAATGTTGAGCGCCGGTGCCTTTGGTGCTAGCTGCGCCAGCATCTCGGTGTCGTGCTCCATAACGGCACCGTGGCGGAGCATCATCGTATGATAAGTAGCCCGATCAGCCTCGTTTCCAGATTTGAGGGCAGCATCGTGAAGGGACTGTTCACGTAGATAATAGGCGGCCGCGGCGGCCTGCGACTGGCTATAGTATTCCTGCTGCACCGCGAGCTTCTGCTTCTCATATTCCTTCTTCGACACGAGGCCTTTGCTGTGTTTCGCGTCGAGTGCCACCGCCTGCGCCTGGGCAGCGTCGGCAGCTTTCTGCGCCGCCATAGCGGTTGGAACCAGGTTCGACTCACTGATCGCCGTCACGCTCTGCGGAACATATTGCTTGTAGTCTGTGGCTGTCTTTACGGTCCGGTAGCTACTGAAATTTTCCATACCGGCATTGCCGGACGCTACCATCAGTTGACGAAGTTTTTCAATACCTTTTTCAGCAGCGCTGGCCATATCGGTAAGTGCCGGGCTCAGTGCGCTGGTCAACGATAGAGCCAGCCCCTGAGTTGCTCCATCGAGCTTTACCTCGGCCGCATGCATCGCCTCCAACTTGGCGATACCGGCGGCATCCAGCACCAAGCCGAGCGATTCGGCCTCCGCCTTGAACTTTGCCAGCCCGGCGCTTCCCTGGTCGAGGATCGGGATCAGGTCCAGACCGGTCTTGCCCAGCAGTTGAGTGGCGATGGCCAGCTTCTGCGGACCGTCGGGCATCGTCTGAAATTTATCGGCGAGGATCTCCAGCATCCCGTAGAGATCGTTGGAGTGGGCGCGAACCTGCTCCACACTGATGCCGAGCAGGCCGAAGCTCTGGATCGCCGCTTTCTTGCCCTCTTCCGCATCCAGCATCTCGGTGGAAAGTTTCTTGCTCGCCCGCTGCAAGGATTCAAAGCTGACCCCGGTCACGTCGGAGACATACTTCAGCCCGGAGAGGGTCTCGGTGCCGATGCCGGTCTTCTGCGAGAGATGGCCAATCTCGACACCGAGGTCGACGCTGGTGCTAATCATCTGTTTCAGCTCGGAGATGGCCGCGCCGATACCCACCGAGATCCCGAGCGTGCCCAGCGCGTTCTGTATGCCGCCCAGCGCGGACGAGATCGACGAGCCCGAGCTCTTGGCCTCTTCGGCCGTCTGCTTAAGGTGGGCATCGACCATCTCCAGCGCCTTGGCTGCGCTGGCCCCATCGCCGGTGATCTGGATGACTACGCCCTTGGTTGCCATTTACCCCTCTGTCCCCGGTTCCATGGAGATACTGCCACGGAGCCGCCCGATCCGGCGAAACCGCCAAAATTCGGGGTCGCCCGGCCCACGGCAGCCTCCACAGCGCGCCGCTGGCGATCCGGTGGGGGGTAGCATCCCCAAAAACGGCCTACCGGCGCTTACCCCGGCTCGCCAGCAGCTTGGTCAGTCTCCGGTCTGCGGCCGCAACGTCGCCCAGGTCGCCCCGGCCACGTCCGTCGCCCACCAGATCCGCCGGGGTGATGGCGCGTCCGCCCGTCGCCTTGCGGCTGGCAACCAGCGCGTTGAGCTTTTTCAGGTCCGCCTGGATCCCGCCGGCGTCGGGGAGCTCCTCGCCCAGCAGCACGTCGGCGGTGAGGCGGGCCTCGGAGTACTGGGAGTTGAGCAGCATCGCCATCCACTCCCCCTCGCGGCGCCGGCGATCGCTGAGGACGCGGTCGTAGCCCTGGCGCGCCAGGTTGTACTCGCGCAGGGTGCTGGCCCAGAATTCAGTTGCGGTCTGGCCTAGTCCGCCACAGGCGAAGCGCTGCGCTTCGCGGAAGTCGAAGCCGGTTTTCTTTTTCCGGCCGGGCTTGGCGGCGGCGCCGGCGGGGCCTCGAGTTTTCCCGGCGGCGCCGGCGTTGAAATTGCGCCAGTGATCGCCATGACCAGCGCGTTGAAGATGGGCTCGAAGGTCCACGGGTGGATCAGCGCGGCGGCGTCTTCCTCGGTCAGCGTCTCGCCGGTGTCGGAGATCTCCGCCTGCAGGCCGGCCCACAGAAAGAAGCGCAGCGCGTCCGGATGTTTGAGCTTGACCTTGCGGTTGAGCCCCATGCCTTCCAGGATGTACAGCTCGCGGACGAAGCCGGCGCCGTAGCGCTGCACCAGCATCCAGGTGGCTGCCATGTCAAAGAAGAGAATGCGCGGGCGGTCGAGCGTGATGGCAATGGCGCCGCGGGCTGCGGAAATCTTCATGTAACCCTTTCAAAAACTCGGTGGTAAGTGATCAGTGGTAAGTGACCGGTGGTAAGTGATCAGTGGTAAGTGGTCAGCAAAAACAAAAAAGGTCAGCAAAAACAAAAAAGGCGACGCGCTGCACTGACTTACAACTTACCCCTCGCTCTCACTTACAACTTACCCCTCGCTCTTACTTACCACTTACCCCTCGCTCTCACTTACCACTTACCCCAACGATGGTGACGGTGAGCGTCTTGCTCTGCTGGTTCCCTGCCGCATCCCGCGCGATGACTTGGACCTGATAAACCCCAGGCGCCGGCACGGGCGCGACCGGCGCGGCTGGCAACCCGCATCCAGCCAACAGAAGCAGCGGCAATATCCACAGCATTTTCATCGGGTTCCTCATTGCGTTTTCACGGCGACGGGCTGGCCGTCCTTGCGTGGGGGAACACGGCTAAAAACAACCTCGCCCATCGCCGGTGCTTCGCCCCGTCCTGGCGTTCGAGAACGGCACGAAGTCCTTATACCTCCGCCTGCTCGCCGGTGATCGTGTTCGGGTTGGCGATCGGAGCAGACTGGCTGCCGATGGTCAGCGGCCCGGTGCCCTTGAGACTCACGTCGAGCCCGACAATCTTACCGACGCCGGCGGTGATCGGGATGCCGTCGACGAACGCCAGGCCGGTCCATACGATGTCCGAGTTGGCGTAGTCGGGGAAGAAGTTCCACTTCTGCGGCGCCTGCGGCGACATGATCGCGGCCAGGATGAAGTCGAGCTGCGAGGCCTCGCCATCGTAGAAGATGTACTTCGCCTTGGCGGTCCAGCTCGCGGTCGAGCCGAGCGAGGATTCATAGGCGGAGTCGTCGGTGGTGGTGGCGTCGACCGTCTTGCGCTTCCAGTCGATCGACCACTCGTTGAGACCGACCACCTGGACCTCAGCCGCGGCGATCACAGTCGCTACGCCGGTTGCGGTGGCGTTGGCCGACATGGTAACGCCGCCGCCGAAGCCAATGATGGTGGTGTTGGCCGGAATGCCGGCGCCGGTGAGGACCTGCCCGATTGCCAACTGGCCGAGCGCGCCGCTAGAAAGGGCGGTGAGGGTCGGGCTGCCGGTGGCAGTGGTGGCCGTGAAGGTGACGTTGGAGCCTACGCTGGTCTGGGCGAGGTCGCCGGTGAGTTTCTTGAACATGGTGTAACTCCTTTTGTCTTTCACGCTTCGCGCTTTGTTCTAGCGCGAAGTATCGAGAACGGTGCGAAGCACTAGCCGCAGGCCACGCTCGGATCGCTCCGGGTCGTGGAAAATTCCGCTTGATACGTCACAACCAGGGCGACGGTATCCAGCTCGCCCTTTTCAAACTCCCACTTCTGGCTGTTCTCGCGGGTAAAGCGCACGAGGCCGCCGAGCGTGGGGTCGGCGAAGAGCAGCTTCTGGGCTGCTACATAAACTGGATCGATGGCCGCGTCGCACTCATCCACGGACGCGGTGATGTGGCGGACGCGGAAAGTGAACTTGCGGTCGATCGAATCGGTGTCGAGGTACTCGGCGTCGCCCTCTTCCGGCAGCACATTGATGGCGGGCAGCTCGCCGGCGTTGAAGGCGGACATGCGCGAGCGCCAGGCCAGCGCGACCCCAGGCATGTTGACGGTGGCGACTACCTTGGCCATGACCTGCGACTGGATGCTGGGCGCGGTCATGCTCTGCACCCCAGCGCGACCTTCTTCAGCTCGTAGCACACGACGGCGCCGTCGGCTTCCGCGGTGGGCTCGCTGACCGTGTAGTCCATGCCGTCGACAGTCACTGCATCTCCCGTCTTCGGCATCGGCCGAAAGGCGTTGTACGGCATCCGGACCGCGGGGGTCGCAATGATGGCGCCGCCGAAGCCCTGCTCGGAGAGCTTCACGTCGACCGGGCGGTCAAAGTTACCCTTCGACGCGACGCCCTGAAAATTCACAGCGACGCCGAAGTCCGCGAAGAACGTGGGCAGATCGGCGTCGCCGTACATGGCCTACTTCTTTACCGGCTGCTCTTCGGCCGTCACGAACTGTGCCTGCCCGCCGGAGACCAGCGTGTGCGCATCGGCCTCGGGAACGCGGACGGTCTGGCCCTTGGTGAGGACCACGCCGCCGGGACCGAGAACGGCCTTGGCGGTGACATTGACGGTTTTGAGTTTGCTGCTGCCTGGCTGGACGGTAGTGATTGCCATAACTGGGGATCTCCGTGGTGCGAATCAAAAAAAAGGTGAGGTGGTGCGCGGGCGGCGAGGCAGTTTCTCCACGCCACCCGAAGGATCTAGACGAGCTGGTCCAGGGCCACAGAGAAGGCCTGCGGATAGGTGAGGTTGGAGTCCACCAGGAACTGCGCGATGATCTTGATCATTCCCTGGCGGGCCAGCGTGTAGGGGTCGAGGATGATCTCCATCGCGCCCCACTCGGCGATCGTCAATGCGTTGAAGCTGCCACCGATGGCCGCGTGACAAACCGCGCCCGAGATGCCCTTGACGAGCGTCTTCGGCAGCAGGTTCGACCAGGCAGCTTCGTGCCCGTTGATGCGGCCCTTGCCATCCGCCGCGTAGGTGAAGGTGGGCAGCGCGATGGTGTTGCCGAGTTCCGGCAGCCCGGCCAGGTAGCCCGCGATCTCCGGAGTGAGCAGATACTTCTGCTCGCCCAGGGCGGCGTTGGCCACGAAGCACGCGGTCAACATGTCGATGTAGTTCTGCTTGGTGGGGGTGGCGCCGTTGGTCCCGAGCGCGACCACATGGACGCCGGTGGTGGTGAGCAGGCCGGTGGGCTGGGTTCCGCCGGTGCCGGCAAGCGCCGCCGTCTCGATGCCGATGGCCGCGCGCAATACCAGCGCGTTGCGCACCTTGGCCTCGATGTCGATGGTGGACTGCACCAGCAACTGGCGCGACCAACTGGTGGAGCCGATCGCCTGCAGCGGGCTGAAGTAGACCTGGCCGAAGGTAGGGTCGACGTCGGTGTTGTCCGCGCCCGGATTCTCGCCCACCCAGTTGAAGCCGGCGTCGCCGGTCATCTTGGGCAGTGCGAAGTTGCTGGTGCAGCCGCCCATGAACTCCGCGCCCATACCCGGCAGCCGAAGCGCCGGGCGGAGGAAGTCGAGGAAGCTGATCAGCTCGGTGGCCACGGTGGCGCCGCCTGCGCCCGAGGTGCCGGTGTAGAGGCCGGCGCGGGTGCGCGCTGCGCGCTCGTCACTGGTCATCCGGAAGATGGGCTGGTTGGTGGGGATGAAGATGTTGCCGGTGGCGCGGCCGAGCGTCTTGGTCAGCGTGTCGGAAATTTCCTTCTCCAGGCTGGGCTGCTCGACGCTGCGATCGCCGCGCATCACGGCGAGGAAGTCGTATGCGCGGGCTTCCTTGGCACTGAGCGTGACGGCCGATGCGCCGGCGTTGAGGGTGGCTTCCTTCTCGCGCTTCTTATCGAGCACCATGGACGCGACTGCATCGCGGGTGTGGCCCTCGTTGATGGCGGTGTCGGCCAGCTCGCGGGTAAGGACTTCGGGGAACTGGCGCTGCAGGAGAGCGATCTGCGCGCAACGCTCGCGCTCTGCCTTGAGGGCGACGGTATTGTCAGAGACGACGGCGATGACTGCTTCGGGCATGTGAGGCTCCTGGGTGCTGCGTCCGGCTGCTGCCGGCGGATCTGCCGGCATGCCTGCAAAGCGCACCGGATAAAGCGGAAGGTCTGAAAGGCCGCGCCCGACGCCGACGCTGGGGTCGGCGGGGATGGCGACGAGGGAAACTTCGATCGGCTCCCATGAGTCGGCTTCGAAGGTGCCTAGATAGTTCGGGTCCTCGTCGTCGGCTGGGTCGATGTCTTCAGCGCGGGCTTCGCTGTGGACGATGTAGCCAACGGAGATATACGGGAGAGTTCCCTCGCGCACCTCGGTAGCAACGTCCTTCCCGAATTGAGTAGTGTTGAAGCGGATATTGCCGCTGCCGGTCTGGTCATGGATGGCTCCATCCTGCAAAATCCCGGCGCGCTGGTTGGCGTCGTGATTGACCAGCACCGCCAGGCCCTGGGTGAGGCGGTCAGTTTTTACCGCGCCGCCAGAGTGCTTCAGCACCTCGTTCCACCACATGCCGCCCCAGGTCATCCGCTTGACGGGATTCGCCGAGGAGAACGTGATGGGCACGACATTGTCGTCCGCGCCTTCGGCCGGCGCGGCTGCGCGCACGCTGAAGGCCCGGCTCTGCATGGGGAGCTTGACGGGGGGGAGCTGCTTGGTGATCTTCTGTGCCGCTGCGAGTTCTGCCATGTCGCAACGATGTTTAGGGGCAATCCGCGAAAACGGTCAAATGTGCGGGAAAATCAACGCGCAGGAAGCCCTACAAGGCGCTGCCGCGAAAGCGGTGATGGGATAGCACGGCGAAAACGGCAGTGGTGAGTGAGAGCGAGGGGTAAGTGGTAAAAGTGGTAAGTGATCAGTGGTAAGTGGTCAGCAAAAGCAAAAAAGGCGCGCGCTGCACTGACTTACCACTTACCAAATTGTCAGGCGGCGACGAGTCTGGCGCGCCCGGTCTTCACGAGGCGATCCAACCGGTAATTGCGACCGTCCTTCACCAGGTAGATTCGCCCACCGATGTTGGTGAACTTTTGGAAGCCAGGAGCAACAACGCTCGCCGGCAAGTTTTCTTTTGCGTAGAAGTACGCCATCTTTTGAAAGCGGCCATCGGCATGCGCGGTGTCCATCAGTTGCCTCCTGTTTCCGGTTTCTTGCCGCCGCTGTCGGCCGCGGCTTCATCGGCCTCGGTGTCGGTCGCGGTGTCGGCGATGCCCTTGGTGTCGGTGCCCAGCTTCACGCCCGAGGCCAGGATGTAATCCTGCTCGTACTTGATGCGGTCGATGGTGCTCTCGAAGTCGTGGCCCGCCTCAGCCATCTGGTCGGACTGCGCCTCGTATCCGTTCTCGACCTGGAGGACCGCGCTCTGCGCATCCTTGAGCGGATCCACCCACGGCCAGCCTCGCGCATGGAAGCTGGCGAACTCAAAGTAGTCGCTGGGCAGGCCGTCGAGCTTGATCTCGCCGGCGAGCCAGGCGTTCTGCAGCCACGCCTCGAAGATGGGCCGCATGAAGCCGGCCTTGAAGACATCCTGCTCGACGCGCCAGGTATCGCGCTCATCGAGCAGCCCGGCGCGGATGCTGGAGTAGTTCACACCCTCGCGATCGTTGGCCAGCGACTCATAGCTGACGTCGAGGCCCGCTCCGGCGAGCCGGGTGAGCGACTTCATAAAGAACGGAAAGGCCTGGGTCGGATGGTTGGCGTCCCACGCCTTGAACTGCACCCCGGCGGGGAGCTGCTCCAACATCCCCGGCTCCGACTTCATGCTGAGCATGTTCTCTTCGTCGCGCGGGCCGGTGTAGCTCTCGTCGGTGGCGGCGGCGGACTCAAAGAAGCCTTGCTTCTCCGCGGCGGTGCGCGCGGCGATGGCCTCCGACTCCGAGTACTTGCCGATCATGTGGATCGCGATCATCGACGGCGCCATCTCCGGATAACCGCGGGTCTGGCCGACACGCTGCGCGAAGAAGAGGTGGACCATCTCCTGGGCGGGCACCACGACGCGGAACTGCGGCGCGGTGGAGTACTCGGCCGGGTGGCGCTTCCACAGGTGGAAGTTGACCGGCTTGCCGTAGGCATCGGTCTCCACACTCATGCGGATCTGGTTCCCGTTGGGCATCTGATACATGAAGTAGTTGAGGTCGAGCTGGTCGGGATCGAAGAACTGCAGCGCGAAGTTGTACGGGTTGCCGCGGTCGTAGGTGACCATGCGGCACAGACACTCGCCGTCGCGCTTCCACTGCTCGATGGCGAAGCGCTGCGCTTCGGCAAAGCTCATTTTGCCGGTGACGGTGCAGAACTCGCGGGCAGTCCAGCGCTTCCACGCTGCCTCGATCTCCATCGACAGCTTTTTGTTGATTTTCTTGCCCTTTTTCATGGGCACCTTCATCTGCAACTGAATCCCCTTGTCGCCGGCGATGTTCTTCTGGCACATGCGGAGGTATTTGCGGATGATGGGATTATTGGTGCTGAGGCGTCGGGCGCGACCCCGGAGCCCATACAAATTGGCCCAGAGATCGAGGTCGGCCGAACTGTTGGACGTGCCCCAGTCTTCAGTGGTGCGGGTGACCCGGCCGGCGCGGAAGTTGAGGTCGCGCTTGCGGGACTCTGCCGCGGTGCGGGCGAGGGTTGCGGCCTGGGTGGTAGCGCGCGAGTCCATGACGGCCAGCTTGGCTTCGGAAAGGTCGAGGCTAAAAATCTCATTCATAGGTTTTCACGCAAAGCCTTCGAGAACGGTGCGAAGCGCACCTACTCGCCACGGAAATGCACCGCAACCGTGGTGGGCAGCATGTACTCGCCGCGGTTGATCCTTTCGATCTTGACGATGGAGGTGTAGACGGAGCGGAGCTGCAGCAGCTCGGTGATGGAGTAGCGGCGCAACATGCGGCCGTTGATGGTGTACTCCTGCACGCCGTCGCCGCCGCGGCCGGCCAGCATCAGGTGGATGTTGTCCAGCGCCTTCTCGGCGTTGGAGCGGGTATCCTGCGGCGCTGTCGCATCCAGCAGGTCGATGGCGATGACGACGCGGCCGAGGGCAACGGTGAAGCGCTGCGCCGGTACCGGGCCGGAAGCGGCGAGCGCGACCACGGCGGTCCACTGATAGGCGCCGGGCGCCCAGAGCTTGGTCTCGGCCGACGGCACCGCGATATTGAACTGATCGCCGGTCGCGGTGATGTCCGCGGAGTTGACGACGATGCGGCCGGTGGGTGAGTTGAGCACGTAGGCGAGCACCCAGCCCGCGGTGGCGGGATAGGCCTCAAAGCTGCGCGACCAGGCCAGCGTATCGCCGGCGATGAGGTTGTGCGGCTCGGGCTCTTTGGGGGCGTCCACGAACTCGATGTTGTAAGGAAAGTCCCCGATCGACATGCCTGAGTGTGTAAATGCAACCGTGAAAAACGGTCAAAGATGGGCGATTTAGGCATGAAGATCGGCAAAAACCGAAGAAAACGGCGTAGGATTGCGCGCAAGGGAGATACAACCATGGAAGGCACCCAGGCAAGCCAGAACCACCGCAACGCCCCCATCGCAGGCCAGGTCAACTGCAATTTCCTGGTCACCGACCTCACCACTGCCGAGTGGGACCGCAACCTGTCGCTGGTCAAGATGACGGCGACCGAACCCGGCACCAGCCACGCCTCGACCGCCAAGCCGATCGGGATCCTCCAGCTCACCATCACCAGTCCGGAACAGTGGACGGAGCTGGCCAAGCGTGGATACTTTGCCTGCACGCTGACTCCGACCGAGGCGCCGATCCGGGCCGAGACGGGCGCGCGCAGCCAAGTTGAAGCCTAGCGGCCGGGGGCCACCCGGCTAACGGTCCCACTCCCCGGCCCAGCTCGTCTTCGCGGCGAGCCTGGCGCCCTTCTTCTTTGCGCCTGTCAGGATGGGGATGTCGCCGGCGGAGATCTCCGGGGTTTGCGTGATCGCTTCGGGAGGGGCGTCAGGCACGCTCCGCGGATCTCCGGCCGGCGGCGTCTGTTTGAAATGTGCAGCCATCTGCTGCAGGTTCGCCGCCAGCTTGGTCCAATCGCGGATATTGAGATCGTCGAGCGCGGCCATCGCGTAGACGCGGCAGTCGAGGGCCTCATTGCGCTCCTGCTTTTTGACCCACTTGCGGACCGGCGTCATGCCGTCCATTTCGCTGACCAGCTTCTCGGCCGTGAGCTGCGCGAAGTAATCGCGGTCGTAGGTGTTGCGCGGGACGACGGTGCCCTGCTCGTTTTTGTACGCCGAAGGAAAGTGGCAGTAGCTCGGCCCGATCTCCTCGACCTTCAGATTGGCGTAGAGCGCCTCCTTGGCCGTGTCGATGCCGACGATGCGCAGCTCCACCCGCGATTTGTGGGCGCGCTGTGCCCTGGGCCGGGTGAGCGGGACCGCCGGGCCAGCCATGCCCTTGGAAGCGAAGACGCGGCGCACCTGGCGCGGACGGCAGAACTTATAGACCTGGGCGGTGTGATACCCAGAATCGATGAAGGCGCACGCGATGCGCAGGCGCGCGCCCGAGGCGTGCAGCCAGGTGCGCTGGAGCAGCTCGTCGACCGGCAGCCAGGCCTCGGCCATCGCCGGGTTGCCGCGAAGAATGAAGTAGTCGATGGACCAGGACTGGCCATCCGCGCCCCAGCCAACCAGCTCCGCCTCGATGCGATCGGCCTGGACGTCGACGCCGAGGGTCAGGACCAGGGCGCCGGCCGGTACTTCGGCCTCGTAGATGCCGCGGCGCTTCATCAGGGCCGTGTCGTCGACGGTCTCGCCGAAGGCCTCATAGGTGCGCGCCAGCCGGGTGTTGATGAAGGCCTTGCGCTGTTGCGGATTTTTGTACGCCTTCAGCCAGTCGCCGATCAGCGACTCCCACGTCTTCCAGGGCGAGTAGAGAACGCTGAGCGTAAAGCCAGCGGTGTGGCCGTCGCCGCCACCCGGGTTGGTCTTGTGCCAGTACGCGGGAAACTCGACGTCGCGGTCGCGCAGCATGTCCGGCTTATCGGCCTCGAGGATCTCGCAGCCCTGGACGCACACGTAGTAACACCGGCTCGGCTCATGCCTGGTCGCGCCGCTGTTGCTGTTGGGGCCAGGCCACTTCAGCGACTCCCACACCAGCTCCTGGTAGGTGTGGCAGTGAGGGCAGGCGACCATGTAGACGCGCATGTCGGAGTTGGCGAGCAGCTTCTCGATGCGGCTGGCGCCCTTGATGCTGGGCGTGGAGGCATAGACCTTGAAACGATTCCAGAAGTTCGTGGTTCTCGCGTCGGCGATGGTGATGGGGTCGCCCTTGGTCCCGGAGCTGGCCGGGAAGTCGTCAACCTCGTCGCAGATCAGCACCCGCGCCGGCCGGCTGGCCAGGGTGCTGGGTGCGTTGGCTCCCGCCAGGGCCATGAAGCCGCCGGGGAACTTCTTTTTGAGAATGGTGGCGCCGCTGGACCGGGTTTTACTCTTGCCGAAGAGCGGTGCGAGGGCCGGCGTGTCGCGGATCGCGGTGTCGATGCGCTCTTTCGAGAGATCCTCGGCGAGGGTTTTGGTCGGCATCACCCAGAGGATCGGGCTGGGCGCGTGCGAAACGAAGTAAAAGAGCGTGTTCAGCATCGAGGCGGTCTTGCCGCACTGCGCGGCGATCATGTAAACCGCGGTTTCAATGCCGGGCTCGTTGGCGACGTCCATCATGCCGCGCTGGTAGGGTGCGCGGTCGGTGGACCACTGGCCAGGCTCGGAGGCGCCCTCGGGCGGGAGGCGCGCATTGAGGTCTGCCCACTCGGAGACGGTGAGCTCCGCCGGCGGGGTCAGGAGCGCGAGAGAGAGAACGACGGCGCGCTGCAGGGCAGCGAGTGAATCGGCGCTGGACTGGAAGCTAGGCATCGGGCGCCTTACTCCCGCTGGCCAGGTCGGCGCAGAGGTCGCGCGCGGAGCTGGTCAGTACGCCGAAGAGCTGGTTGCGATCGCGGAGCCCGAAGACACGGCCGATCATCAGCGTGGGCCAGCCGAGGATCTTGGTCTGAAGGTTTTTTGCGGTGTCCTGCATGGTGCGGGCGACGTCGTCGACGGCGACTACCTGGCCGCGGCGCTCCGCCAGCTCGAGCTCGCGGAGATCCGCCGACGCGATCGCATTGCGCAGGACCGCCTCGGCGCCAGCCTCGCGTAGCTCATTCTTGCGCTCCTGGAGCTTCTGCAGCTCCGACCAACCGGCATCAGGACCTGTCGGCTCACCGACCGGTGCTGTGGGCGGCCAGGAGACGGCTCGCTTCCGTGCATTTCCGTCATCGTCGGCCCTCATTTTCACGTACCAGGGCAGCACGTCCGACCAGATGAAGCGCCGCCCGCGCTCGTCGGCGACAGAGGGCATGTCACGCTCTTTGAGCCAGTTGCGAATGGTGCGGTCGGTGACAAAAAGGAGGGCCGCAACGTCGTCGATCGCCAGGGCATCGTGCTTCGCGGGCTGTTTGATCTTCGGCATCGGCGGAAACGGAAAACTAAAAAAAATAAAAATGGTGCTAGGCCGGGCTCGCGGTAGCGCGTCACCCGCAGCGAGCGATGTCTGGGAAGGACCCGTTGAGGTTGCGGGGTACTGAGGCCCTTCCTTGCATACAGAGCTGCTGGCTTGGCGCCGAGACTCGCGCCGTGTAGGTTATGCCGTGCGCTGCTCGATCCCGTCAACTGTGCGGTGTTCGTCCTCACCCAGAAGTGGAGTTTCAATTCCATTGGCCTGGCGCGTACGTCTAGGGTCATGCGCCACCACCTCCTAAGTGCGAAGCCGCACAGTGAGCAGCCTGACAGACGCCGGCGATTCTCAGCCCTAAGCTCGGTACTCATGCGCACCTTCCCCCCGCACGTTGCGGACGCAATCTGATGGCACTCACCCTCTCCACAGTCAAAAGCAAGCGTCATTACATGCGCCAGCCGCAACTTGTTCGTCGCATGCGTTCCGATCCACCGTTGCTGTTTTGGCGTCGGGTGTTGGATCAAGCTGTTGATGAAGCGATGAAGACAAGCGGTGGTCTACCCACCGACCTCGCCATCCTGGCCCGTTGGTGGATCTCCGATCTGCGACCGCTGCAGAGCGATAAGGATGAGTGGGAGCGCAGCTTTGAATGCGCATGTCACTGGCTCGACCTTGACCCGATCGCCGAGCGCAAACGTCTTCTCTCTGAGATTGATCTCAGCCTGCAGGGCGATTGGATGCAGGCGTGGTATTTGCTGACTTACACGCGCCGCGCGATGGTGCTCACCTGCTCCGGCGTTCCCACCGCGATCGCAAAACAGTTCTTTCTCCCTTTGGCTTCGCTTTCGACCTACGATGAAGTCGCCGGCGTCGAGAAGCCGGACATGTTTGCCGAGCTTGAGCCGCTCGATCCAGTCGTCCCGCTCAGCGCCTATGCTTCGGTTTGGCCGCAGCGCGACTAGGCTTTTCCGATCCAGGCGCCATCCAGCCAGACCTTCACCGTCTTGGCTTCAATTCCGTCCACGCGCCCCGGTGTTATCTCAGAAGTGGCCTCGTAAATCGCCTCACCCGTTTCAATCCCTGTCGGCATATCCCACAACAGAAACCAGTCGCCTTTGCGCAACTCCTCAAAGTCGGCCCTCGCCCACGCGTTCTCTCGCAAAATGTAGACCGCGCGATACTCTTCTCCAGCTTTCGAGTAACCGAATGCACGCGGCATGACCGCCAGCGCCAACGCTGCTGCAGCCGTGGATGTGATGAACCTTCTGCGATTCGTTTCCATTGGTGCTCCTGTCTAAGAAACAACCCGGCTGTCAAACCCGTCATAGTTGTCCAGGTGGTATTTGATGACCCGGTAGCACTCGCACGCCACGTTTTCGAGTCCCGCTGGATTGATGATTCGCACCACGCCGCGCGTGTATTCGACCAGCCGCAACTCCTTCAACTTCCCCGCCGCGATTGAAATTGTCGATCGCGTCGTGCCCAGCATCTGCGCCATATACTCCTGCGACATCTCGAAGGTTTCACTATGCGCGCGGTCCGCGCAGATCAGCAGCCACCGAGCCAGGCGCTGCTCAAAGTTGTGGCGCGCGTTGCAGGCGGCCGATTGCATCGACTGGACAAGCTGGACCTGCACGTAGCGCAGCGCCAGCATTTGGAATACTTCGCCGCGCGCGAACTCCCGCCGCGCCTGCTCCACCGGCGAGCTATAGCCTTTGCCGGCGATTTGCGTGTAGGCGCGGTTCAGGCTTTGTTTCGTCCCCATCAACGCCGATATCCCGATAATCGACTCGCAGCCAAACATCCCCACTTCGACCTGTGTCCCGTCGTAGAAGGTGACGGTCATCGACGCCATGCCCTCTTCGACGAAGTAGATTTTGTCGATGGGCGTGCCTGGATATTCCAACTCGTGCTGAACCGCGAAGGTCACCGG